GCATTCTGTTCGCCAGTCCACAAACCGGCTTGAATTAATCAAGTCTGTGTTAACGCCGAACAGGCTCAACCATTCATGAAGCAGGTTGTAAGCATGGCTTGCCGGATTCGTGCTTGTGGTTTCAACATCCCAAGCAGAACCTGACCAATCGTTGATATAAGCCGCAGCCGTGCAAGTCACGTTTTTGGCGTCAACATTCTTGACCTTGACCGCGATTTCAGCAACGCCGGGACGCTGAACAGGTCTTTGATCAACGACAAGCGTAGCAAACTGACAAGTTACCCCCGCCGTCACGCCGCGCTGGCCGGACGGGATTTGTTTTGAGCCATCGACATAAGACTTGAACAGGCTGTAGATTGTTCCATTGAGCGCATACGTACCAGAATTGAAATCGGTATCATCAACCGGCAAGCCACCGATGATTTCAAATTCGTATTCGCCTTTAGGATAGGTCGATTCATCCAAAAGCACATTCAAACCATCGCCTGTTTGTGTAATTGTAATTCCGCTTGAACCAGTCCATTGCGTGCCGGTTGACCCGTCTGACAATGTAACGTCTGCAGCCGGAACTGTGCTCCAAAATTGATAGTTAAAATCTTTGGAAGCCGTCGCCCTACCAAAATTGTCATCCCAGCGAAAGCGAATTTCCTTTAGCGATTCCCCAAGCACCCGCCCGATAATGTGGATTTCATCAAGGCTGTACTTTGTGGATGGATCAGATACTTTCCAAAAACGGACCCTGACCGGTTGCCTAGCTTTGGTCGTGGCGCTTGTCGGATCAGCAAAAGCCGCAAGACCAAGCCTAAGCGTGATCTGTTCCATGCTTTCGTGATAGCCGGGCGCAAACACAATCGGAGCCGGTTCCGAATTTTCAGGATTGGTCTGATCAGTTAGCTTGTCAGTATTCTCTTTTAGATCAAAGCCGGAAAGCCGCTTGCCGATACTAATAGGCTTTGAAACGCGCGTGACAAGCGATTGCTGGCCGCTTGATACCTTGCCGTCGGTTGTTTCGTACTGAGCACCCGCGATGCTGTCGATTAGGACGTTATCAATCCGAATGTTAGTTATCGAATGGTGACCTTCAAGAGCCACCACTTTCTCAACAACCTCACGCCCATCCTCCAAGTATCTGTGTGGATAGCAAATGTCGGGCGGGCTAATACGGCGCTCACCTAATATGCGCGGGAGTCTTCCATCCTTAGCAAGAATATTTGTATCAGCATCAGCATTCGCGATTTGTTGTTGTTCTTGTTCGGCTTTTGGAACAACCGATTGTGCCGATGGTGCAAACAAGTTTTGCAATAGCGCATTAGCACCGATGGTAATGCCTGCGATAATCACCTTGCCAACAAGGGTTGCCGCCGCCGCCGATGCCGTCAAACCAAGTGCAGCACCAGCCAGATATGGCGCGGCAATGGACACCACGACCGCAGCGATAATTGCAAAAGTGTTGTCACCACCAGAAGGCGGGCAATACAGCTTTAGAACGCCTTGGCCTTTGGGTTTTGACAAATGCCACAATTCGCGCGGGATAACTTCCCACTTTTGCGCGGCACCTTCAGGGCAACGAATAAGCGCAACAACGCCATCAAGCGCACCAAACTCGCGCTTTGCAATGTCAGCAACGCTTAATCCAAGCGGGTAATTGACCTTGTGCTCAATTCCGAAGCCGGGGCTTACAACAGACATACATGCTTCCTTATATCTGTAACCCGCGTCTTGACCTTCCGGTCAATGTATTTTTGACACTGAAAACCCGTGCCCTTTGAAGTGTGGTAAACGTATCCATTATAATACATACCGCAATGGCCGAACTTGAACACCTCACCATTGAACGGCGCTCGCATTATCAACACGCAATGGTCACTAGGCTCGCTCATTTGCTCCCACAGCTCTTTTCTTGCGTATCCAGCAGCCAAGCCCTCGGGATCGACTTCCGCCTCTCCACGGTCGTTTATTTCAACGCCTAAATGACGATGCCACAACTCCACAAGCCCGAAACAATCCATTCCGGACCAATCGCGACCACCAGCAACATAAGGAACACATTCCAAACGCCTAATCAGGTCAATCAAAGCCAAAGCCCCGGCATGAAATTACGATCTGTTTTTGTGAAGGGGTAGGGCATTTGAACATCCGCCCTTGGCACAAGGTCACCTGAAATATTCCGCGGATCAATCGAAACATTGGCAAGCGCCATCATGTCCAAGGTGTCCTGCAATAGAACGTCTCGGTCATCGCGGGCGCTATTCATTGTGCGGACAGTAATCCGCCTTTTTGCACCCAATACCGCCTGCCCTGGAATCCGGGACACGTTCGACATTGATATGGTTGATTGCTGGTTTTCGTCACCTGAATTTGGGACATTAACCTGCATGTTTGTGGCGATGTAAGTCTCGCCATTTGACGTGATGTTTTCGTTATTCAACGCCGCTCTGTGGACGGTCGTTTGACCCTGTTCCTGCATTTCCACAAGTAGGATATTTGGGTCGGGCTGGTATTCATTACCAGACTTGAACCTATCGGAAGCAGTGACCATCAAACTTCTCTCAACGTAAATTCAACGCGGTAAAGATTGCTTGAAAGCGCCGAATAAACCGGACGACTTTCAAATATGACTTCTATTGCGCCCTCAATTGGATGTGACCAATCAAAAGGCATGACCTGGCTCACAGTAGTGTCGTGAAACGTGTCCAGTGTTGTTTTTTGCGCTCCGGTGATAACATGCGCGTAAGAAAACCGCCGCTTTTTACCGGTTTGGGTTTGACGGCGCGCAAGCGGCCCCATATCGCCATCGTCAGAAATGGTCGTATCAATGACCTCTTCTGTAAAAGCATCAACGGTCGAGTGATTTATAGCGCTTGGAAATGTAGGCATTATCCGGCCCGCCTTGGTTGTGGTTTGGAACCGTAACGGGTCATGGACTTATCGTAAGTCCCATTCGCCAAACTCTGACCCGCCTTGCTTTCTGAAGCCCCCACGATTGAAGGAGCCGCATTTGCAACGGTTTCACGTGAAACGCTGGAAACAAACGGCTTGAGATTGCCCGAATTATCGACATCCACGCCAACCGTGATGTGAGTGCTTGCGTTTTGGTTTGCGGCATTGTTTGGCTGTATCCTGCCTGCACTTGAAGGAATGAACAATTCCGGCCCGCGCTCACCAACCATGTAGGGTGAATTGGCCGTTACAGGGCCGCCCATAGCGCGTGGGGTTATACTCATCGGCGCACCGGATAGCGCCCCGAAAATTTGCGCAATAAAATTCCCACCGGTGCCGCCCTGACCTGAAAACAGGCTATTGCTTAGCATTTCAATGCTTTTGTTCATAAGTGCGTCAACGGCCTTCATTCCAGCCCGTTTGAAGGAGTCCCATGCACTCTCACCATTGCGAATGCCACTAACAAAATCGCCAAGGAAAGATTGGAATGTTGACTTCATATCAACAAACTCGTCTTTGACCTCGGCTGTTGTTTCACGAAGGTTTGACCAAGGGTCTTTGGCCTCAGTTGCTGCGCTTTTCAACGCCGCACCAGCCGCGCCCGCATCAACGATTGCGATTACGA